GGAAGGAAAGGAAAGAGTCGAAATCGGCTGTGTTGTCGAAGGAACCGTTGTAATGGAAGGAGTTGACACGGGCCATTTGGAGTCCAGCGACGAGTCCGACATCTTTGAAAGTCACACCGATGGCGTCGCGGTAAGTTCCGTAATCATCTCTGTTCAGATAGCCACGTGTCAAGACTTTTCCCGCAATGCGAGGCAAATCGAAAGCGCAACCTTGTTTGTTGATGATAAAAGAAACAAAATTCCCGGATGGGCCAGATGCAGGTTTGAATTTCCAACTGCAATCGGATGCGTATTGTTTGAGCTTCTCCATATCGAAAGATACGTCTGGGCCACGCGCGAGAGAATCGTCTCCTTTGATGTACAGTTTGCGGTAATCTTTCATGATGTCCATGCACACGGCCATGTTGAAGAGGCAGTTGTCGATGAGTGTGTGAGGGGCGCCGGAGTCTTTCTTATCGTTGACGACCAATGAGAGGGCAGTACAAGCGATGGTGCGAGAGGATAATTGGGCAGCGACGAGGATGCGGAGATTCTCGGGGCAACCTATCTTCGTCAATGCTCGCAAGAAGATTTTTCGGCCGACGTTGTTTTGGGAAGAGTCAAATTCGGTCCAGTCGTTTTCCAAATAGCGGTCGTTGGGGGAGCCGTCCTGCTCAAGAAGTGTCATGACTTCAAGATCGGTCATGCCGGACGTAATGATGACGTTCCCTTTAGACTGTTTGACCAGCACGAGCTCGAGGAGGCGGGTCCAGGCGCAGATTTGGAAGTTGAGGGTTTTGTCCCAGGCAGATATGCATTGTCCGGCTTTGTCTTTGGTATTGGGGTCGGATCCGTTGCAAGGTTTCTGTTGGGATTTGAGGAAAGCTTTGACCATGTTCGTAGAGCGCTCAGTCCAAGCTGCTATGTCTTTGAGTTCCGAAAGGTCGTGGCCACGGTTTTCGAATTTATCCATCGCTTGCACGAGGCAAGTGTGTAAATCGGCAGTGGAAACGGTCCAATCGAATTCCGCGGCAAGATTCTCGAAGAGACGCTTTGCAAGGCGTTCAGCGGAAACTTCCGGGAGATTTTTCGTGTGGGCGGTGAGACGTTTGAGCATAGACTTTACGAGCATTCTCTGATCTGTGGAGCGGGTGACTTTGACTCGCTGGCCAGCAATGAATTTGTGGACATAGTGGGGGCTGGCTTGGTGGAGTTCATCCGTGTAAACTTGTTCGAGTCTCAGGGCACCTTTCATGTCATCGCCATGGTCAAGGTGTGTGGTCATGGTGGCTTGTTG